TCGCCTTGTACTTGCGCAGCGTGTTCAACACGGAACGCGAGACAACCCAAACCGCGTTAGGGCGGTACCGGGCGCGGAGCGCGTACACCATGTCAAGGAACGTGTCCGCCGAAGACGGCATCGCGGCCGCCGCGCCGCTCGGGACAAACTGCAACGTGCCGAACGCGCGCGTCGCGTCGCCGGTCACAACCGGCGTCGGACCAGCCAAGAAGCCGGTCGGCCTGTTCGTGCCGTTGCCGGTCACAAACGCAGTTCCTTCGCCCTGAGCGATGGCTTCCGCGCAAGTCTCCATCAACCACTGTTCGACATTGAAGAACAGGTCGTCGATAGACTCTTCGGTGGCCTGCGGATAGGCGTAAGCCGTGCCCATCGTCGGCGACCGCTCCGCCAGGTCAGAGGTGTTCGTCTGCGTCCTAGCCGAGCCTTCGCCAATCCATGCAAACGCAACGCCATTGATGTCGAAAAGCTCCTTGTAATCGGAGGTGCCGACCGAGCGGACAGTTGCGATCTGACGAATCGGAGAGATGTCAACCGAAAGCCGCGCGATGGTGCTTTCGATTTGCTCGGGCAGCGCAAAGCCACCCGCCGACCCGGTGGTGGTGGTCACCTGAGCGGCGCGCGATTCCCATCCATCATTGCCGGTCTTGGTTGCCATCTCCTTCTGTGCGCGGTGCAGGCGAACCTGCCGCTCGTGGTCAGAAGGGGCGCGCAGCCAAGCGCGAAGCGCCTCGCGATGCTCACGGGCTTCCGGGCTGTCAACCTGCTCGCTGCCGAACGCGTCGCGCCGCGCCGCGCGCGTCTCTGCAAGCTCAATGCGCTTCTTCACGTCTTCAAGGTCATTCAGCACCGCATCGATCTTGTCGAGCTTGGCGCGAGTCTCCGGCGTCACACCGCCCTTCTTGATTTCGGCGATCTGTTCATCGACCGCCGCGCGGTGAGCGTGAACTGCCTCGCCAATACGGTTGATCGTGCCCGCGATCTCCGAAAGAGCGGGCTTCTCGCTGATCCCATCCATGGGACTATCTCCTGAAATTGAGTGTTGCAAGCAGCCCGAGGGCTGCGGTTCCAACGCGCTCAACCTCACGAGCGTCCCGCTCGTCGGATTCGATGCGCTTCACCTGCGCCACGAAAGCGCGGGCCGCGTCACGCGAAAATCCGGCCGCATCCCGCAGCACGGTTTCCGCCTGACGAATAGTTGTGATCTTGCCGATGTCGGCGGCGCGAACCGCCGTCACGCGCGCGGCGGTGTTCGCAGGAAAAGTCACAAGCGAAACTTCCCACAGCTCAATTTCCCGCACCTCGCGCACGCCGGTTTCAGTGTTCCATTCCGCGCTCTTGGTCATGAAGCCGATGCTCAGGCCATTGATCGCGCCCATCTTGAGAAGCTCGTAAGCCTTGCTTCCGCCGCCGGTCGCCAGCGCCAATCGGCCCTTCATGTAAAGGCCGTTATCATCCTCGCGAATTTCGGACCAAACCCCGATAGGTTCGTTCGCATCGTGCTGCCACAGCATCGCGGGCATGGTGCCGGCCGCCCTGTGCGCGGCGATGGACGCGGCGAACGCGCCGGGCATCACAACGTCGTCGTAACTGTCCTGTACTCCGAAGACGGAGCCGTAGCCTTCAACCGCGCCGTCGATGTCCGCGCGCGCCTGAAATGAAAAGGCCCGCTGTTGGCGGGCCGAGACTGGTTCAATCATCTTGACTACCCTCCGACGGCGGATCGCCGCCATCTACAGACGCGGCGTCCCCGCCGCCTCCGGAATCGCCGCCCGCAATGTTCGCGGGCGACCAAAATTCATTGCCGCCGTCTACGGCGTCCATGCCAAACGCATCGCGGATTTCGTTTCGCGTCATGATCTGCATTTCGATCATCGTGCGCGCCCACTCCGCGCGGTCCTTCATCGACCCCTGCGTCAGATAGCGCGTGTCGAACTCGACATAGAGCGGGCCTTCACCGTCGAGAATGAATTCGTCGAGGCGCTGCCGCCAAAGCTCCAACCACGGCGCGAGCGTGTGCCGCTCGTGCGCCGCAAACATCGCTTCGGCGCTGGCGTAGGTCGCCGTCTTATCGCTATGGCCAATCATGATCGGGAAGACGCCGAACGCCCGCGCCACTTCCTCGACCTGAAACCGCCGCTGCTCCAAGTGCTGTTGATCGACGCCGCTCATTGCCATCGGCTTGTAGTCGAAGCCGTTGTCCAGAATGGCCGTGCCGTTCTTGTTGGTTGTCGTGAATTCTCGCCACGACGCCTTAAGGCGCTCGATGACCTCGACACTCAGTTTGTTTGGCGTGGTGAGCACGCCCGCCGGACGGCCCCCGTTAGCATGCAGCGTGGCTTGCGTGCGCTCGGTTGCAATGGACAGCCCGACCGCCTCCCGCGCCAGTGAAAGCGCGTCCATGCTCTTGACAAGTTCCCACCGAAGATTGGGAAGGTGTAAAACCTGTGCGGGACCAAACTCCTTGATCAACCCCCACTTGTCCCAACACCGATAGACAAAGTTGTGCCGGCCCCGTTCCTCGATCTGGAAATTTCCCGGCTGCACCGGGATCAGTTCGCGCACCCGTTTGTTGTCGCCCATGACCTTCACGGCCAAGGCGTCACCACACAGAACCGCGTGCATCGTCATCGTGCGGCGAAACTCGAAAGACGTCTGCCACTCGTTTGGCCGCCGCGCCAGAAGCCGTTGCTCCGGGATGTTCGCCGCCAACTCCCGCGCGCCGTTTGCACGCTCGCGATACACGCGAAGCTGCGGGGTTGCGCACCCGTCGGCGATCACCTTCGCGCACGCGAGCACAGCCGACACACGCAGCGCAGTTTGCAACGTGACGGCCTCTCCGGCCATCACCACGCCCCCCCATCCCGCGCCGTCCAGAAGCGCAACAATTTCGTCAAGCGACCGCGTTTTGCTTCGCGTCGACAGCTTCCCCATGCCGAAGAATTCGCGAAGGCCCATCATACGAACGCCATCGCTGCGCTTTCGAGGTAGGACGGGCTTTGAACGCTGTATTCCTCAGCCGCGATAGCCGCCGCCATTGCGAGCGCCACCATGCCGTCAATCCGCCCGTGCGACTTGTGCTTCGCCAGCTTCCGCCCCCCGGCCGCATTCGTTTCAATAGTCGCGTTTGCGGCGCACATGCTCAGCACCGGATGGTTCCCGTGCGCCAGCCGCTCGCCAAGCAACAGCGATTCGAGGGTCAGAAGCGCTGGCGACATGCTTTCAAACCCCTGCCCGAACGGCTTAAACAGCGCGTCCTCGCCGTCTAACTCTTCATCCGCGAACCCGACCCGCGCAAGCCAAGGCTTGAAGTGCCGGTAGTTCCACCGGTCGAACGCGATGCGCCTGAACGGATGTTCCCGGTGCATCGCCGCCAGCCGCTCCGCAACCCACTCGTACTCAATGGTGTTGCCCGGCGTCGTCTCGATAAAGCCGCGCGACGCCCACAAGTCATATGCCTGCCGATCCTGCCGCGCCCTCTCGGCAAGCCCGACCTTCGGAAGCCAGAACGTCGGCAGGGCCTGCCAGACGCCATCGACGTTTGCCACGCGCACCAAAGCGGTCAGATCGTTCACCGCCGACAGGTCAAGGCCCGCATACACCTCACACCCATCCCAATCATCGTTTACTTCCGCGCCGCACTTCTGCCAGACGATGCGCGACACGAACGGCGCGTTCATTTCAACACGGCGATTAAGAACAAGGTTCTCGTAATCCGGCTGCCGCGACGGCATCCGCTCGGCTGCATCACGCATGTCGAGCACTTCGCGCTCGTTCATGAAAACCCCAAACGCGGGGTTTGCCGCCTTGATCGCCTCTAGGCTGAACACGTCCAGTTCCGGCGGCGCGGTGTCCATCCGCAGAACTGTGCGCGAATCCGCGCCCGTCTCCGCGTCGTCAATCAAAATCGACAACAGGTCGCCATCGTTCGGCGATTGAGTCGAGATGATGATGGACAGCGGGCTGTCTTGCGCCGCCGTCGCCGTCTCCAAAGCTTCATAAAGAGCCGAACGAGGCCCCCGTACTTGGCCTAGCTCGTCGTGCACAATGAACGAAGGCGAGAGACCGAGGTTGTTGGACGCATCCGCCGACAGCGCCCGGTACAAGGTTCCAAGCTCGGAACAGTGAAGCTGCTTCGCCGTATCGCGGATGGTCACCACAGCCGAAAGGTCCGCCGACAACCGGACCATCTTCGCGGCAAGCTGAAACAAAATCGCCGCTTGGTCTCTCGACTGAGCGGCGCTGTTAAGTTGCGAGTTCGGCTTGGCCTCAGGGCCGCACAAGTGCAGCAACAGAAGCATCGCCGATTCGGTCGTCTTGGCGTTTTTTCTTCCCCGCGTGATGATCGCCCGTCGTGTCCCCGCAGGGTTGTCGTAGATTGCCTCGAAGTCTCCCCGCATATACGGCGCAACCTTAAGAGGTTGCCCAACAAACTTCCCCTCGGGAACCCTGAGGTACTTCTCTATCCACTCAATGTTTCGGCGCGAACGCCAATGAAGATCACGATTCCCAAGGTCGCTTTGCGGCCGTGGGCTTCTTTTTCGACTTGTCATAAGTTGCTTGCTGAGAAAGCCTCATCTTCGTCGCAAGCGAAGCGATAACCTGACTTTCGCGCTGCGCCATTTTCAAAAGGTCGCTGTATCGCCCCACATCAAACTCAGGCGATTTCATCTCGGCATCGATAAGCTGCGCCACCCGGCGCGCCGTTACCACATGACGACAGTACTGCGTGAGGATCGGCCACGTTTCGCGCGGGAACCAATCCGCCGGAAGCCGGTCAACCACCGAGCGCCACTCATCCGCCTGTTCATCGGTAAGATCGTAGGGTGCGTCAGGTCGCGCCATGACCTGAACCGCCGAAACCGCGACAAGCTCCCCGCTTGCCGCAGACTTTCGCCCGCGAGCCCCCATGATTCTCGTCCTGTCTGTGCGAATCTAAGCGGTAAACTGGAAAAAAGGCCGTTTATAGTTTGTGAATGCAGCACCCCGCCTTCCGCGCGAAGGTCTGAAAGATTGGATGCCCCCCCTATCTTGGCGGGTAGGGTAGCCTTTCACGTCTTGGTGGTGCCATCTGTCGTGGGTTGATTGCAGCAAAAAGGCCGGGCGCTGACGACACCCGGCCCTAGATGTTGGAGCCACGTAGTTTAATGGATAGAGCGGGCGAGATCGTATCCCCGGGCTGCAGGTTTGAATCCTGCCGTGGCTGCCAACTCATGCCTCGTCCTGCCAAACCTTGCCATGCCGCGCCTCGCCACGCCCCGCCCGGCCCTGCCTGCCAAACCCTGCTTGGAACGGTAAGCCTGTCGAGGGTTTTCACACGTTCCTTATGGAAGGATGGCCGATTGGGGGCACCGTGTCAAACGGTAAATTCGCGCCTCAGCGTTCGGAGGGCTCTACCTTGTGAAGCACCAACTCCGGCCTGTAGCCTAAAGCCCCTGCCAGCTCTCCAATCGTGCGAGCGGTTGGGTTTCCCGTCCCGGATAGAATCCAAGAGATGGTTGCCTGATCAACCTCAAGGTCGCGAGCGGCCTGCTCTTGCGGTACCTCGCCCTCTTCGGGGGCGGTTAATGCGGCGTTCGAGAGAACGGCATGAACTTGGCTGAGAAATCGAGCGGCGATACGGTCCTTCCGACTTGTCGGCCCAAGCTTATAGGACACTTGTGGCGGCGTCCCTTTGTGTGTCATGGGGTCCCCTTGGTTTTTTACGCCTACACAAAAATAGGTGTTGCAATCGCTACACGGCTACGCTACATATTAATCGTCAACAAGGGAGAACGCAAATGACACGCACAGAATATGTCAACGAAAATCGCACGTACCTAGGCGACTCAGTTGATCTGCTCGAAGCCATCACAGATGAGCAGTTCCAATTACTGTTGCGCGTAACAATCGAAATGGGCAACAGTGACCCTGGGATCGACAACAGCCTTGTTAAAACTCACGAAACGCTGGCGGATTTTGAAAGCTCTAGCAAAGACTGGTGGGCGTGCTCTTGGGCGCGGATCAAGGATGGGGTGGTCTACTATTCTGACGTGCAGATGCATAAGGGCGCACCGCGTATCTCGGAAATGGCCATTGTTGATCTCGGCGAATTCCGGGTTGTTCTGACATGACCCCCGCCGCCCTCACGTCATGGATGGCCCGCTTGCGTTTCAACAAAACTCAAGCAGCCAGAGAGCTTGGGATAGCTCGGTCGACTCTTGACAGATATCTAGACGGCTCCGTGAAAATACCCCGTCCAATCGCGCTTGCTTGCGCTGCGATTGATCACGGAATCCCGCCTATGATGATCTACCACGGCAATCGTCCTGGCGAGTAAGTCGGCTTAACGTTTAGCGTTCGCGGGGTGAGCCGGATCGGCCGGCCACCCCGTGTTAACGTCAACCCTCACGCTGTATCCCCTGCGGTCGATAGCACTCTTTTCCCCGTCGTGGCAAGCCTTGCACAGGCTTTGCACCTCACCAAAGGCGAAGGAGTGCCAATCCCCCTTGTGGGGAACGATGTGATCCACAACTGAGGCGGCTGTGATCCTGTCATTCGCTTTGCAGAAACGGCAAAGAGGCTCAGACGCCAGTTGGGCCGCACGGCGCGAACGCCAATGAGCCGACCCATACCAAGAGTTCCATGGGTCCCTCAGTGGAGGACGCTTGACTTCGCCGCCTTTTCTTCCCTGAGGGTTTCGGCTAGGCATTCAAGGGTCTGTATCGCGATCTCGTGGCCAGCGACGTTTCGCAGCCGCACAACAGCGACTGCGACATCAAATGCAATATCGTCTAACTTGCGGATTTGCTGGCGACGGGGCGATTCGGACATTCAATATCCACCCGTGGCCACACTATCAGTGCTGCCACATTACACGATGATTTGCCCGTGTCAATATAGTTTTCACTGACCGTCACCCAAGATCGCCGAAGAAGTCAAGCGCCAACAGCGCCGACGCCAATGCCTGACCATCAAGCGCATGCAGCGCCGCTCCGCACGTTCCGGTCGTCGATGGGCCGGAACTCCTCCTTGCGGCGGGTCAGTGTGTTCCAGAGCCTCACCGGCCGAGGACGGACGAGCGGCGGCTATCTCGGCGACGCGCCTCCGCGTTAGGAGGCACTTCCGCGAAAACCACAGGTTTTTCGTTGCGTCGGAAAAAATCGATCTCGATTTGAACGCCTTCGCTTTCCTCCCATCCCGGCAGTTTCAGCACGATAAGGCCGTCCATCTTTTCCATCATCGGCCGGTTCTGGCGCAACCAGAAAGCCCCATCCAAGGCGTCCAAGTTGCCATAGGTTGCAACCGGATGCGAGTGTGCGATTGGTGAATACACAACGAGACCGGCGGCCATCAGCGCGGCAGCGGCCTCGGCCGCCTCAGAAAACGCCGCCTCTTGGCCAAGCGGACACTTTGTGTAGGGGCTCGCGAGATACCAAATCATACGGTGATCCTCCAATGGCTGACTAGCGCCGAAAGCCCGGTCCGCACGTCATCGACACGGCGGGCGCTCACATTCTCCGCGTGAATACACACCTCCTTGGTGGCGTAGAACGCCCACCTGCCGCCGGACGCGAATACAGACTTGACCGCGCGCGTCCATGCAGCGTGTTGCCGAGCGCGGCGATCTTCCTCATTCTCGGTCGGGTCACTGCGGCTCACGTCATCGGCGGCGCTGCCGCCAACGTTTTCGGCGACAAGCGCCCGGTAGGCCGGAAGCATCGGATGGGGGGAACCCCATACGGCATAGTAGAGGTTGCGGAACGCTACGCCAGCTTGGTGCTGAGCGCCGGTAATCGCCCGGCGATGAAGCAAGACGTCCAAGGGCTCTGCCGAGGCGTGCACGTCGCCGTGGATTCGCACCCTCCCCTTTCGATCACGGTTCCATGAAAGCCCCAAGGCTTCCGCTTTGCGGATCAACAGTTCATCGGTGGGGGAGCTTTCCGCCCTCGCCTCCCGGCCGCGCCGGGTTGTGGGGCGCTTGGAGCGGTAAGGCACGATAGAAGGCTTCATCGGCTTCGGTTGCTTCATTCAGCGGCCCTCATAAGGGAAGATTGCGTAGCTACCCGCGCTCACCACCGCCACCGCGAAGTGTCAATCCCGGCCTCCTTGGCGGCGGCATAGTATCGATCTGACAGGTCTCGCATCCTGTCCGCTTGGGCTTTCGACCGAACCCCCATCTCGTAAAGGCTTCTGTTGATCATCGTCTTCACGGCGCGGTCGGTTCTCCCGGTTTTAAACTCCCGGTCAAGCGTTTCGGCAATCTCAGACCACACCAAACCATCTGCGTGAAGCTCTTGGGCGCGCTCCAGTTCTTCCTCAGTCCATGCATGATTGGTGCTCACTTCACTGACCTCCAGTTTTTGCTGATAAACGAACGGCGTTCTGTCGCCGGCCGGGTTGCACCCCCGCCCTCGGCAACTGCCACAGGATACGGCGGCGTATGCCGCTCAGGCCACTCGGCGTCGAAGTCCCACGGGAATCGTGCGGGCGCCGTCCAAACGCCGGATGCTTTCAGCGCGCGGTCCATGCCTAGCGCCCGTGCCGCCATATCGCGGGCAGAGAAGTACGCTCGCCACGCGCCGAGCTCCAAGCTATGCGGCCCTTTCAGCAACTCACCGCCCGGACTCGCGCGCTCGGGGCGATTCGTAAAGCTCCAAGCGCGGTTTTTCGCCTTACAGAAAGCTTGTGCCCGCGCCGGAAAGTTGTCCGGCGTGATCCCGTCAATGGGGCCTTGCGGCTCAAAGTCGCCGCCCGGCCTGAAACGCGCGTTCATGGTCCACCCCCGTTTGCGTAGAAGCCCTCGTGAAGCCGGGCGAAAGATTTCTCTTGAAGCACGAAGTCAAAATCGGCTTTCCAACCTCGGTCATT